TTAATTGAATCAAGAGACTCGAGTGAAGTAACTTTTGATACTTCAGCAGCAAATGAAACACAATTAGTTTTCACTCCAGCTGACGCGGCAACAAACTGTTTTACAACTGGAAGCAAAATTGCTTTCATGTGTTTCGAAGATGGAATATGGCACATTGCAAGTGAAATGACTGGTGCAGCAGCAGCTGTTACTGGTGCATTTGCTTTTGCTACGTAATAATTAGAGAGGAAAAACATTATGACAACTCCAGTTTTTGCTAAAAATGCTACGGCAGGTAACAACGAAACTTTAATTAGTAACAAACGTGGTTTTTTAAAAGGTTATGACGCCGCTGCGTTACCGACTGATTCAACAACGATTGCCTTTCACGATTGTGCAGCCACTGGTGATATTGCCGGTGGAAATAAAATTATGGATCTTGTTATTCCTGGTGGAGCAAATGCTAATACATATATTCCTGAGATGGGAGTATTATTTAAAACCGGACTGTGCGTTGACGCTGATGCAGAAACAGCGGGATGCGTAGTCTTCTACACTACATAGGAGGTATGAATGCCAACTTATTATGATTCAACTGCACAAACTAGATCTGCTCTCGAAAATTCTAAGACTGTAAAGTCTTATGGTGAGCCTGTAGGTCCAAGAGGAGTGAAAATGGGAAAACCCACTACACAACCTCAAGGTCATGTACCAATGAAAAAAAGATTGATGATGGGTCAACAACCATCTGAAGTTTTTAATGGCGTAAACGGGAAAACCGGTGGCAGATAAAAAGTGGATACAAAAAGCGGTTAAGAAACCAGGAGCTCTTCGTCGTTCTCTCGGTGTCAAAAAAGGAAAAAAGATACCAGCTAAAAAATTAGCTAAAGCTGCTAAAAAAGGCGGTAAGCTTGGTCAACGAGCACGTCTAGCAGAAACTTTTGCTAAGATGAGAAGAAAACGAGGATGATATGCCAACTTCAGGGACTACTGAGTTTAATCTCAAAATTGATGAGATAATTGAAGAGGCGTTTGAGCGCTGTGGGTTACAAACCCGTAAAGGATATGATTTAGACACGGCTCGCCGTTCTTTAGACATTATGTTTTCAGAATGGGCGAACCGTGGTTTAAACTTATGGAAAATTACACAAGGTTCTAAAACATTAGTAGCAAGTCAACCTAGTTATAGTTTTTCTTCTCCGGAGGAGAGAGGAATTATAGATGTTTTATCTGCTGTAGTTAATAATGGAACTAATGATTATGCGGTAGATAGAATTAGCCGAATGGCTTATTTAGATTTACCTAAAAAAACAGAAACAGGACAACCATCAGAATGGTATTTTGAACGTACATTAACTCCAACTTTGTATGTTTATACTTCTCCTGATGATACAAAAACTTATACTTTTAAATATTATGCATTGCGTCGAATTGAAGATGCAGGAAATTATACAAATGATGTAGATCTACCTTTTAGATTTATTCCGTGTATGTGCGCAGGGCTGGCTTACTATATAGCTATGAAAAGAGCTCCTGATCGTATACAATTATTAAAACAAGTGTATGAAGAAGAATTTGCTAGAGCTGCAGCAGAAGATGCAACCAGGGCTAGTATTCATCTTGTTCCTGCACAAGGATATCTTGGAGGATTTTAATGGTTTCAAAATCTGATTTTAAAAAAGGAAGAACTGATAGAGCTACCCAATTATTTCAAGCATATTATGATGCAAAAGCAATAGGTGATATGGATGCTTTGGATATTGCTATTAATGATATTTTTAAAGAATTAGGAATAGATATGAAATCTAAAGGTGGATCAATAGAAAAGGCAATTAGATAATGGCATTTGCAAAAGGAAAACATGCGCTTAGAATTTCAGACCGAAGTGGAGTAGCTTTTCCCTATTTGGAAATGCGAAAAGAATGGAATGGTTTTATTGTACATAAATCAGAATATGAACCAAAACAACCGCAACTAGGTCCTTTTCATATTGGAAATGATCCTATTGCTCTTCGTAATCCTAGACCTGCAAGAATAGCACCCGCTGTTCCTGTTTTATTACCTTTAAATCCTTTTATAACAACACAAGGCAATACAACCATTAAAGTTAATTCTCCAGATCATGGAAGATCTTCAGGAGATATTGTAAGATTTAGAAATTCTATGGCTGTGTTTGGTATTCCTGCTTCAGAAATAGAGGATGAAGATGGATATACTATAACTAAAGTAGATGATAATTTTTTCACATTTGTTTCTACTACTTCTCCTGGTCAGTCAGGTGAAGCTGGTGGAGGAAGAGCAAATGCGGGACCAGTAACAATTACGGCATAATATGGCAACATTAAGCGGAATACAGGATGATGTAAGAAGTTATACGGAAGTAAGTTCTAATGTACTTTCTAATGCAGTTATTAATACAATGATTAATAATACTGAAAAACGAATTTTTAGAACTATTGATTTGGATGCATCTCGAGAACATATGCATGCTAATTTTACAGCGGATAATCCTTATTTATCTATGCCTGGATCCACAAGTACTACTTTTATTAGTGTAGATTGGATACAAATTAAAGATAGTGCTGGAGATAGAAAATTTTTAATTCAAAAAGATTTGTCTTTTCTTACAGAATATAATAAAAACAGTACTATAACTGGCGTACCAAAGTATTATGGAAATTGGGATATGGATACTTTGTACGTTGCTCCCACACCAAGTTCGGGATTTAGAGTAGAACTTGCATTAAATAGGATGCCTAGCAGTCTAACAAGCGCCGGCTCATCAGGAACAACTTGGTTGAGTACTAATGGCGAAGATGTTCTCTTGTATGGATGTTTGGTAGAAGCCTATAAGTTTTTGAAAGGCCCTGCTGATATGTTGCAGATGTACCAACAATCATTTCAAGAAGCAATGCAAGCCTTTGCTATTGAACAACAGGGACGTAGAAGACGAAGTGAATATTTTGATGGAGTCTTGAGAATACCTCTTGAGTCTGCACAACCATAACTTTTAAGGAGAAAATATGGCTATTGAACAATGTATTGTTAAATCGTTTAAGCTTGAAATTTTAAAAGCTTTGCATGATTTTACTGCATCTACTGGTAATTCGTTCAAATTGGCACTTTTTGATTCAGAAGCAACGTTAAATAATACAACGACTGCTTATGAAACAACTGACGAAGTGAGCAATTCAGGAACTTATACTGCTGGTGGAGGAGCCTGCACAGTTGAATCTACTTTTCCAAAATTAGATAATACTACTGCGATTGTTGATTTTGCAGATGTGTCTTTTACAAGCGCAACTATTTCAGCACAAGCAGCGGTTATTTATAATAACTCAACTGTAACTGGCTTAACTACTAATGCTGCGGTATGCATACTAGATTTTGGTGGAGTTAAATCTTCCACTGCTGGAACGTTTACAATTTCATTTCCTGCTGCTGAAGACGATAGTGCGATCTTAAGAATAGCCTAACAAGGAGGCTTAGATGGCCAGTATACAAGGCTGGGGACGTGATACATGGGGATCTGGTGCGTGGAGTGAATATTCTACAATAAGTGTAACAGGTCAACAAGCTACTGCTACTGTAGGGACAGGTTTTAGTGTAATTACACATCAAGTAATTTCCGTTACCGGTCAATCAGCTACAGGAAGTGTAGGTAATGCCACAGGAACAGGAATTGCGGAAGTTAATCCGACAGGAAATGAAGCAACGTCTACCGTTGGTGATCCTCTTATTAATTCTGGTCATGTTATTTTTGTTACCGGACAAGAAGCAACTTCTACTTTAGGAGATACAACTGAATCTGTAACTATGACCACGGGATGGAACCGTGACACAGATATTAATACTGGTGCGTCTATTGGTTGGGGACAACAACAATGGGGAGCTGAAGGTTTATCAAATTCTGTTACAGGACAAGAAGCAACCGTAAGTACAAGTGGAGTTCAAGAAGCAAGAGGTAATGCTGATATAAGTCCTGATTCTCAAGTCGGTACTTTTACTATTGGTCCATATTCTATTTCAGGAGATGGTAATACTACTATTGCCGTAGCTCCAGAACATGAATTAGATGCTGAGTTAGGTACAGGCTATAGTATCACTATATTTATTGATGCAGCTACAACAGGTCAATCGGCTACTGCTTCTGTAGGAACCGCAATAGCTCCAGCTTTAGCTATGCCAACAGGTGTGTCAGCTACTGGTAGTTTAGGAGATGTTGCACAAGAAACTGTTTATTCTGTTACAGGACAATCAGCTACAGTGTCTATTGGAGACTATGGAGTATCTGGAGGTTCTAGTTATCAGGTAACTGGAAATCAGTTGACATCTTCTGTGGGTAGTTTAAGAATAACCAACTGGTCCGTTATAGATGACAGTCAGACTGCGGATTGGAAAAAAGTTTCTCTGGCTGCATAAAATGTTTTCAATTATTAACAAAAGGTGGTAAAAACAACATATGCCTTCAACATATTCGACAGGACTTAGAACTGAATTACAAGCAACAGGAGAAAATTCTGGTACATGGGGAACCATTACTAATAATAACTTTTCTCAAGTTTTTGAATTTTCAATCGCAGGAGTTTATGCAAAAACTCTAACAGATGGTGATTACACTTTAACTAATGCTGATGGTCCACAAACTCAGGCAGCAAACGAAGCAAGACAAAATACAATCGTTTTTTCAGGTACTTTAAGTGCAGGTAGAACTATTCAGTTCCCTGCAACTCAAAAAACTTACATGATTTATAATAACACTTCAGGGGGATTTAATTTAACTTTACGTTTAGGAGCTGCTGGAAATACAATGAGCGTTGTAAATGGTAAAATGCGTATTGTTGCTACAGACGGAACTAATTGGTATGATGTTTTTTCTTTAGCAGGTTTAGGAGAAGCCTGGGTAGCAAAAACAAATTCTGATTCACCTTATACAGCTTCGGACGGTGATAATATTTTTTGTGATTGTTCAACAGGAGCAATTACTATAACTTTACCTGCGTCTCCTTCTATAGGAGCTCAAGTAAAAATTATAGACGGTGATGGAAATGCTGCTACTAATAATATTACGGTTGGTAGAAACTCAGAGCCTATTCAAGGTGCTTCGTCCGATCTAACAATTTCTACTAACAATGCAGGAATTTCTCTGGTATATTATGATGGTACAGAGGGGTGGAGGTTGAAATATAACGACTAATGGCTAACTTACAGGATATAACAAACAGAAGTGAAGTAGGCGCAATTAAGCCTTGGACAAAAACAACTGCTCCCGCAGGTTATGTTCTTTGTGATGGCGCAGCTATTTCAAGAACAACATATGCAGATTTATTTGCTGTAATTTCTACTACTTATGGTGTTGGAGATGGTTCTTCAACTTTTAATGTTCCTCAACTTCAAGGTAAAATGCCTCAAGGATATGATGGAAGCACTTATAACATGGCTGGAACTGGTGGAGCAAACACTGTAACGGTGTCTGTAACTAATAACCAGGCAGTAAGTGCAACAAGCACAGTAACTAATAACCAATCGGTTACTATGACAGGAGACATTGGAAATACATCTTTAACTACAGCTCAATTAGCTTCTCATACACATACTTTGTTATTAAGAGGTGGCCCGACAGGAAATGGAAGATTACAATCAAACCAAGGTCGTTTTTCTTATACTGCTTCAGGTAGTGAGGGTAGTGGTACTGCTCATAACCACAGCACAGGAACTTTAGCGGGAACTCTTACAGGAACTGTAGCTGTAACTACAACAGGAACTCTTACAGGAACTGTTGCAGCTTCAGGAACTAATTCATTTTCACCATATGTGGTGGTTAACTATATTATAAAACATTAAGGAGAAATATAATGGCAACCGAAATTGTAATATCAAATAAAGATTATATAAAAGTAGATAATTTTTACATTCAATGGTCAGATAGAGGAGATAATATGCCTGCTTTACCTCATGGTGAAGAAAGTGATACTAACGTTCATTATGTTATTTATAATACTTTAATGGGCGACAATGAAGTTCAATATTGTAATAAGCAAGAAAAAATGAAATCTGAAAAAGTTTTAAATTCTCCAAGCGATATTGTTACGGGTACTACTACAGTTCAAAATTTATTAGATTGGGGACAGACTAGAAAAGATGAATTAATAGCTGATCCAAATTACGAAGATCCTGATGATCCTTCAGATCCACCTGCAGAATAATTTATTTAAAACTTTTTTTCTTCCAAAAAAACTTTTTATATCTATCAATCCATTTACTTAAAAGCAAATTAAGAGTTTGACTGTGTTTTTTTTCATAATAAAAACCAGACCACATTTTCCATGCTTCTCGTTTAAATGGAATAACTTGAACCATAGGATCCCCTTTTTTAAATAAAAATTGTTCATCTCTTTTATTTAAAATAAAAGGAAAATGAATTGTATTAAGATAAGTATCTGTATCTACAATACCATCAATAATTTTAAATCTAGTTTCGCCGTATCTATTCATAGGATGTGTAAATAAACAACTGTAACCAGGTGGGGTTTTAATAAGCCATTTGTTAATAAATTTTCCTGCTTTTTCATCAGAATTTTTTTGCCATTCTATAGGTAACTGAGCTGTTTTATGATAACCAAAATCATTTTGTTCTTTGTTAGCAGGGGTTACACTAAAATCATTTTCTACTGGATCAACTAAATAATCTTGATCAAAGGGAATAATATACCCAGCCATTAAAGAATCAAGAAAAGGCATGCATACTTTAACAGTGGGTTCATGTATATTACCTTTAGTAAATCTTTCTAGTTTTTTATATTCTTCAGGAATAAAACGAGAAGCGGGACGTGGATGAGGCCATATGTCTAACATGTCTCGATTAGTAGCAATAAATTTTATTTCTTTATTTAACATCAGGAAGTTTCTCTATAAAATTAAAAGACATTGATCGTCTTATTTCATTAGGTTTTTTTGTTTTAAAAGGCATTACACAGTGTTGATGATCTGCTCTAAATATATAAAAATCTCCAACCTTAGGAGTAAGATACTTACAAGCATTACCATGCATTATAAAACATAATTGACCATCTTTAAACTTATGAGGATCTTTTGTATCATCAATAAACTCAGGAACTTTTAAAAATAAAACAGTAGACCATCCTGTTCCGTCATGGTGTGTATGAGGAGGATTGTATTCTCCAGCTTTCATATCATTAATCCAACAACCATTAATATTTAAATGAAGTTGTCCTTGTTTATACACTTCAAATTCTTGACTTTGTTCCATATATTTATTCATACATTTAACAATGTAATTAAATCCTTCTGTTTTATCTATTAAACCCATCATATTTAATTCTGAATCCAATCTTCCTGCTAAACGAGCTCCATAACTATTTAAATGTTTTTTTGCATTTTCATAACGAGTATTTAAGTCATTAATATATTTTTTAGGAAGTGTAAATTTAGCAACAAATCTTTCATCTATATAAATTTTTTTTATCATTTTTTTTCTTTCATAGTCATAAAATTAGCAATACTATATCTCCAAGAACTTGGTCCTGACCATTGCATAGGAGAATGCCAATTATCTGAAGAAAAAAATAAAGCTCTATTTTCTTTAAATCCTACATGCAGGTTTAAATGAAA